ACTCTTTACGGATGCTCAATATCGTGAACTTGAGATGGAAGGCGTAATGAGACTGACCAGCCACTTACTTGAGGAATCTGACCATGCAAAAATCATGGCTTACGAAGCTGAGTAAACAGGCAGTTTGGCGACTAATTCTTATTTCACTAGCGGCTTTTTGGTGGTTGGTGGTTTATTTCATAGGGGTTTTGTATGACTAAAAAAACTTGTCCTCCTTGTCATGGAAACTGTAACGAAGGCAGAAACTGCCCTGCGAGGAAATAATGACTAGAGAAGATGTTATTCGCATAGCCTTAGAAGTTGGCTTTTATGATGGCGAAGTTGATAAGTGTCAGTTAATGCTTGAACGCTTTGCCTATCTGGTTGCTAAACAAGAGCGTGAGCGTATTGCTAAAGAAATAGAAAAAATGACTGTATTTGGTAAAGACACAATTTCAAGTTTTACAGTTGTTATAAGGAATATGCAATGAATCCACTTAGAAAAGAGTTCCTTTGTCCTTGCTGCGATGGTGCTGGAGTTCAAAAAGATAAGTTTGCTTGCCAAGCCTACAAGCCTCCAACATGGTCAGGAAAAATCTTCCAATGCAACATAGAAGGTAGGTATGATTTGGATGGAGTTCATTACTGTGGAAGCCATTTAAAACAAGCACTAAGGAAACAAAACAGACTTGATGAATTTCCTAAATTGATGGGATGGCATGAACAACAGACCCAATAACAGGGAACGACTCCACTTGGCAAAGATTAAGGAAATGCCCTGTGGGGTCTGTAACGCTTCTCCTCCAAGCGATGCACACCATATTGTTCAGCATAATCAATACTTATGTATTCCTTTATGCAAGGACTGTCATACAAACAATTTTCTTGGTTTGCATGGTCAGAAACGTAATTGGGCAATTTATAAGCAAGATGAAATGTCAGTTTTAAACGAAACATTGAGAAAAATGTTAGGATAGCGTTACTCAGTTGCCATTGAGACTTTAGAGAGATTTGCGTCTCTCTTTTTTTTGTGAGAAAATAGCACAAACTCCGTAGGGATAGCCATGAGTGGATTACTAGAACCATCCGTAAAAATTGAGATTGAGATACAAAGCCAAGAGAAAAAAGGCGAAGCGTGTCCAGTTGCCACAGGTGACGTAGAAGTCAATCTTGAGTGTCGCCAGAAAGCTATCGACAAGGCTAACTATGGCCCAATGAATCCCAATGAGCCAAACATGGATTACTGGCGTGACATTTCTAAGGCTTGGAGAATCTCACCTGCACAGGCTAAAAAGTCTCGTTGCGGTAACTGCGCTGCCTTTATCCAGACCCCTAAGATGCTTGCTTGCATTGAATCAGGCTTGGAAACGGACAGCGATATGGACGCTTGGGAAGTCATTGATGCTGGTGACTTAGGCTATTGCGAAGTGTTTGACTTTAAGTGTGCTTCCAAGAGGACTTGTGAGGCATGGATTAGTGGTGGGCCAATAACCGAGGATGAATATGTCAACGACAAATCAACAAGCGTTGGAAATGATGCAGAAACTTATGCAGAAGAAGACTAAGCCCATGCCTGTCAGGGGTGAGCGTACTGCAAAGAACAAAGCAAAGAAGCCAAAAAAATGATTAAACGAGGCTCAGAGCAGTTTTCTGGCTACAACAAGCCCAAAGCTACTCCTAGCCATCCTACCAAGTCTCACGCTGTATTGGCTAAGTCTGGTGAGGATGTAAAGCTAATCCGTTTTGGTCAGCAAGGCGCAAAGGGTTCACCTGATGGCACGAAGCGTAACGAAGCGTTCAAGGCTCGTCACGCAGACAATATTGCCAAGGGTAAAATGAGTGCAGCGTATTGGGCTAACAAGGTTAAATGGTAAACAGTCATGGCAGATTTAGGTGCAGCATTTGGCTTTTATCCGCAATTAAACAGGCGCAGACAGGGTAGCCCTGCTGATTCTGCTAATTTGCCTGTTGACGTTCTTAGAGGGCGTTTAGCGGGTTTGTTGGGTTTACCTGCTGACATAGCTAATTTACTTAGGTCGCCTAGCCCAACGGAGATGTTTGGTGATGTTAGTTATGAAGCACCAGCGCAGTTTCCTTACACAACAGAAAAGTTCTTAAAAGATTTACCACTTGCACCAACATCTAGGGTTGGTCAGGTAGCAGGTCAAGCTGCGTCATTTGTTCCTTTAAACCCTATGCCAGCCGTTAGGGGTGTGCAAAAGGTAGGACAAGTAGTAGGAGAAGAACTGGCAGCTACTATGCTTGGTCAGCGTCCTAATAGCATGATGAGCAAGGTAGTGCCACAACCATTGTTTGCTGTCGCCCCAGAGCAAGGATTGTTGGCTACCAAAACAGAACCTATTGAAAGCCTATTACAAGTTAAGCCACAAGCACCAGTTTCTGACATTGGTTTCTATTCAGCTACTGAACAAGCTGCGCTAAATTTAGGCAGAAACAAGGGAACTGGTCAATCTTTCATTAACGACTTGATGAAAGCACCTGATGTTAAGAAGGAAGAACTGCAATTCACAGGATTGGATGAGTTCCTAAGAGACAAGCCCAATGTTACTAAACAGGAAGTTCAAGACTTTTTGGCTAACAATCGTGTAGATGTTCAAGAAGTAACTTATGGTGCGCCAATAGCAGAAGACCCAATAGGCATTGCTAAACGCAAAGAAGTCTTTGACAAGTACGAGCCAGAGATTCAAGATTTGTATAGAAGAATAGATAAGCCAGAATATGTAGTCTATGACGCAGAAACAAATACAGTATTAAAAAATTATACAAATTACGATGACGCATTACTTGATAATTTAGACCCAATGGGTGCTTTTAGTAAAGCAAGAACTGGGTTAAGACCAAGAGAGAATTCTAGGCAATTACAACAACAAATAACTGACTTGCAAAATTTGCGTGATGCACAAGCTGATGCTGTTTATAAGATTCCAGAATCAACCCCTACTAAATTTGGTAGATACACATTGGCTGGTGGTGAGAACTATCGTGAAATATTACTTACATTGCCATCTTCTAAAACATCAATGGAAGAATTTTTAAATGTGGCTGGAAAAAAATATGGTGGTAATACACCAAGAACTCAATGGTCGCCAGAAGATAACGCAATGTATGAAAAATTATTGCAAGAAGAACGAACACCAATTAAATCCGAATATCGTTCATCTCATTTTAGTGAGCCAAATATCTTAGCCCACATGAGGGTTAATGACAGAATTGATGCTGATGGTAAGAAAATGCTATTGGTTGAGGAAATTCAATCTGATTGGCATCAAGCTGGCAGAGAGCGGGGTTACAAAACCAAAGAAAGTTTGGAAAAATGGTATGCTCAAAACAAACTTGATGATGACCCATCTTTTGCTGACTTAAATAGTGAGCAACGAAGCGTTATTGAGCGTAATAGAGATGCTGGAATGGGTGGTGATAATGCAGTACCAGACGCACCATTTAAAGACACATGGTATCAATTAGCACTTAAACGACTGACTAAGTACGCTGCTGACAATGGTTATGAGCGTATAGGCTTGACTACTGGCAGACAACAAGCAGACAGGTTTAATCTTGCTGAGAGTTTTGATGCCATGAATTACAAGAAAAATAAAGATGGTACTTATGCAATAGCTGTTAAACCAAAGGGAGAAGGTATTTTCCAGAGTGATTTTGGTGGTACAACTTTATCTAGTATTCCAGAAAAAGAATTGCCTAGTATCGTTGGCAAAGAATTAGCGCAAAAAATTATCTCTGGCGAAGGTCGTCAAGCCGCTTCTCGTAAGGTTCTTGAAGGCATTGACTTGCAGGTTGGTGGCGAAGGAATGAAGAAATACTATGACGAGATTTATCCTAAGTTCTTGGATAAGTACGGCAAAAAGTATGGCGCAAGCGTAGGTGAAACACAGATAACGACAGATTACGCTAGGGATGCAAGTGGGATTCCTGCACAGCGTCCATCAAAAGAAACTATCCGTTATCTGGACATTACTCCTCAAATGAAAGAGGGAACATCTAAGGGTCAACCCTTATTTGCTGCTACTCCGTTATTACCAGCAACAAGCCTACTAGACGAAGAAAAACGCAAAGAGATTACAAGTCTGTTAGAATAAAGTATTACTTAACCTTGACCAACCCTAGAGGAGTCAAACAAAATGAATAAATTAGAGGCAGGATATTCCGAAAACCTAACCAATAAAGGTAGAGGAAGACCCAAGGGGGCTGTTAATCGTGTCACTAACGAGTTTAGAGAGACAGTTAGATGCCTACTAGAGGATAACTCTCAAAACGTCTCTAAGTGGCTAGAATTAGTAGCAGAGGGTGACGAAGCAAAACAGATTCGTCCTGACCCTTACAAAGCCTTAGACATGATTTCTAAACTGGCTGAGTACGCTACACCCAAGCTGGCTCGTACTGAGATGACTGGTGTAAATGGTGGGCCAGTTCAAATCTCAGGCATCAACATCAATCTAAAGCGTTCTGATGGAAATTGAATTAGATTTCCCTGAGAAGCTAGGATTCCTGTTTGAGCCAAAGAGATACAAAATTCTGTATGGTGGGCGTGGCTCTGCTAAGTCTTGGAGTGTCGCTAGAGCATTGATTGCTATGTCGATGCAAAACCCAATTAGGATACTTTGCGCCCGAGAGTTACAGAATTCCATCTCTGACTCTGTGATTGCTTTGCTGGCTGACCAGATTAAAGCTATGGGCGTGACTGAGTTGTTTGACGTACAGAGGACAGCAATCTATGGGAACAATGGCTCTGGGTTTTCCTTTGTGGGTTTAAAGCTCAAAGTCACATCTATCAAGTCATTTGAGGGTGTGGACATTTGTTGGGTAGAGGAAGGGCAAGCTGTATCCAAAACATCGTGGGAAACCTTGATACCTACCATTCGTAAACCTAACTCTGAGATATGGGTGACGTTTAACCCAGACTTGGATACTGACGAAACTTACAAAAGGTTTGTCGTAACCCCTCCAAACAATGCAATTGTTGCCAAAGTTAACCACACCGATAACCCTTGGTTTCCTGATGTTCTAAAGGATGAGTTAGAGCAACTCAAAGCCAGAGACATGGATTCCTACTTAAATGTATGGGAAGGTCACACAAGGCAAATGCTAGATGGTGCTGTGTACGCCCATGAACTGCGTAAAGCCCAAGAAGAAGACAGAATTAAAGACTTGATTGTTGACAAGAGTATCCCTGTTCAGACCTTTTGGGACTTGGGATGGGCTGACATGACTTCAATCTGGTTTGTTCAAGTCATTGCTGGCGGTGAGGTCAGAGTAATAGATTTCTACCAAAACAGACAGAAAACTATTCACCACTACGCCCAAGTATTGCAAGACAAGGGTTATGTTTACAGTAACTGGTGGTTGCCACATGATTCAAAGCATAAAGACCTAACTGGTAAATCAATCAATGAGATTCTTGTTGGTATGGGTAAGCCAGTAAGAAATACACCCATGATTTCAGTAGAAAGTGGCATTAACGCTGCTCGTTTACTGCTAGACAGAGCGTTTATTCATAGTTCAAACTGTGCTGATGGTCTGCAAAATCTCAGGCATTACCGCTACGATGTTGATGCCAATACCAAGATGTTCTCTAATAAACCGCTACATGACCAACATAGTCACGCTGCGGATGCTTGGAGATATGTTGCCGTTGCTTTAGATGAGGGAATCACCTCTTGGGGCAAATCTATTAACCAAACTCCGAAATGGATTGTCTGATGTATGTACAAATGCAGGGTGTAAATTTAGCACCTAAAGTAAAAGAACTTGAAAAGCGTATCGAAATGCTTGAAAATGGTAAAAGAGTTAAAATCTGATAAGCCTAGAATTGGAAGACCTCCAAAGGAGAGCAATGACCAAGCCAAAAAACAGGAAGCAAGCGCAAGCCTTGGGGCTTAAAACTTACTTTACTGGTAAACCATGTAAGCGTGGTGGCATTGCTGACCGCAGACTTAATGGCGATTGCTTGTGTGATGCTTGTTTGGAATTCACTAAGAATTTAAAAAACAAATGGTCTATAGAAAATCCAGAAAAGCATAAAGCATGGAAAGAAGCTAATCCTGACAAGATGAAGGCTTACAAGCAAGACTGGCAAGAAAAGAATCGTGTTGAGCAACGAGCAAGAATTATCAAATGGAAGAAAGACAATCCTGCAAAGGTTTTAGCTGACTTTCATAAACGTAGAGCCTCACAGATTAACGCTACTCCTAAATGGTATGGAGAATTTGATGCGTTTGTAATGCACGAGGCAGCATTACTTAGTAAACACAGAAGTGCCATAACTAATGTAAAATGGCACATAGACCATATGATTCCATTGCAATCTAAAACTGCGTCTGGATTTCATTGTGCTTCAAATATCCAAGTCATTCCTGAAGCGTTAAATGTACGCAAGCGCA